CAATACTGTGTAGCAGAAAACTGGGGAAAAGGATTTATCGATCACGTTGAATCTCAAAGAATCACGTTTGCAAGCTTTCCTGGTAATGTTTGGCAAGTTCCTGCATATAACAAACACGGTAATCTTTGGATTGCTAAAGTTGCAGGTACTGTAAAAACAAAAACAGAAGCACAGGCGATTGTTGATGCAGAGGTTCAAGCAGCGCAAGCTGCGTGGGATGCTTTACCTGATGCTGACAAAGCACCAGCAGTAGAGAATAACAAAAGACCTACTGACATAACATTAGAGGAATAAAATTAAATGGCTACGTACTTAGGCACACATGGTGGTAAAATACCGAACTACACTACGGATCCCGATAATCCGAATACGGGAGAGGTGTGGTACAATACTACTGCCAATACTATAAAAATTGAAGCAGTAACAACTTCTGGATCTTGGGCTACGGGTGGAAGTTTAAATGTTGCTAGAAGTTTTATGGCAGGTACAGGTATTTCTAGTTCAGCCGCATTAGCTTTTGGTGGAACTACAGGTTCTATGTCAGCTTTAAATGAATCTTATAATGGAACTTCTTTTACTGAAGTAAATGATTTAAACACAGCAAGAGCAGCACTAGGTGGTGCAGGTACACAGACTTCAACTTTAGCTTTTGGTGGTAATCAACAAAGTCCAACTAGTCATGATGAAACTGAAATTTGGAATGGAACAAACTGGACAGAAACTACAGACATGACTGCTGTTCGTTCTGAAATGGGTTCTGCAGGCGTTGATAGTACATCTGCTTTATCTTTTGGTGGTAATCAACCACCATCTCAGACTGCTGATACTGAACTTTGGAACGGATCAAACTGGACTGAAGTAAATAATTTAAACAATGCAAGAAATCAGTTATGTGGTAGTGGAACTGTTACAGCCGCTTTAGCATATGGTGGGGGTCCAGGTAATAGTACAGTAGATTACACAGAAATTTGGAATGGAACTAATTGGACAGAAGTTAATAATTTAAATTTTGCAAGAAATGGTGCAACTGATGCTGGTACAAATAGCACTTCGGCATTATGTGTTGGAGGTAGTAGAAACCCAGCTTCTGGTACAAAATTAAATAACGTTGAAGAATGGAATGGAACAAATTGGACTGCTGTTCAAGTTTTACCAGCAACAAAATCAACTGGTGCTGGTAATGGAACTACTACATCAGCTTTTGCAGCAGGTGGTTTTCAAACAGAGCCTACTAGAACGACAGCAAACTACGAATGGATTGGCGCAGGTTCGCCACAAGTAAGAACAATAAGTACGGATTAATTATGGCAACATACAAAGAAATTAAAGGAACACAAATCGAGGTCTTAGCATCAGACCCATCGAATCCTGTTGAAGGACAAGTTTGGTATAACTCGACATCCAATGTTTTAAAAGGTCAATCGGCTACGGCTGCTGGATCTTGGGCAACTGGTGGAAATGTAAATACTGCAAGATCACAAGCAGGAGTTGGCGGAGCAGGAGATAAATCTTCAGCATTACTTATTGGTGGTGCCCCTAGTGGTGGTTTTACAGGTGCTACTGAATCTTACGATGGAACCAGTTGGACAGAAGTAAATGATTTAAATCAAGCAAGACGTGGTTTGGCAGCAGCAGGAGCTAGTAACACTTCAGCTATAGTTGCTGGCGGTCAAACACCACCAGCTCCATCAAATGCTGTTACAGATTTAACAGAAACATGGAATGGATCAAACTGGACTGAAGTAAATGATTTAAACACAGCAAGAAATCAATTTCCAGGTTTAGGAATTTTAACAGCAGCACTAGCAATTGGTGGTAGAACTCCTGGACAAAGAAATCACAATGAAACAGAATTATGGAATGGAACTAACTGGACTGAAGTAAACAATTTAAGCACTGGTAGAGAAAATTTTGCTTCTGGGGGCACAACAACATCAGGAATAGTTTTTGGTGGAAGAAATGGTGGACCAGATTCAAAACTTTCAGTAACTGAAACTTGGAATGGTACAAACTGGACTGAAGTAAACGATTTAAATACTGCAAGAGAACAACTTGGTGGAGCAGGAGCAGATAGTACAAGTGCTTTAGCATTTGGTGGAGAAGGACCACCATATAGAGCAGAAACAGAAGAATGGAATGGAAGTAACTGGACAGAAACAACAAATTTACCTACCGCTACACAAAATTTATTTGGATCAGGAACAGCAACAAATGCTTTAGCAGCAACTGGATCCGCTTCTCCAGGAGATGTAGTAGCTTCTTATGAGTGGACAGCAGCAGGTCCTGTAACAAAAACATTTACCGACTCATAAGACTTGTAATCTATTTTAGATAGTATATATTAGTCTTAACTATAAAGGATAAAGCTATGAAAAAAGACGTTAAAGAAGTAATACAAGGTGAGGAAACTCATTTAAATAATTTATTAGAACAAGAAGATCTATCTGCTTTTAAAGGTATGGTAGACGAGCTTAGAGACACTTGGACCAAGAAACAAATGTTTCGAACAGAAACAGAAGCAAGGTTTTCTGTACTACAAGATAATCGTTATCCAACTAAAGCTGCAAAATACTGGCAGTGTGTTAGAGAACAGTCATCTTACTTAGATAACTTAATGACATTATCGTTTGACTACAGAAGAAACGAAGCAAAGATTAAATGGTTAGAAGGTAAAGTTGAAAAAGAAGAAGATGAATACAAAAGAACTAAATATAAAATAGATTTAGACGAAGCTATATTTGGTAAAGCTTCTATGGAAAAAGTTGCTAAACATAGAATGAGAGAAATTAAAATGTGGTCTAAATTAAAAGGTGAATTTAACGATGGATCATTTAATGATAAAGATGTTAACCAACATCAACTAGAATCATATGGGTTGCAATATCATGAGAAAGCAAAAACATTAAATCAAAACTCAAGTGAGGCAGAAATATTTAATGTAATGGGACAACTACAATCACTACAAAGAATTAAAAAGTCTGGTGAATTAGAAAATAGTTATAAAGAGAAAGAACAAATAACTCAACATGGAAAACCCAAAAGTTAAGTTTAGTTTTGTATTTTTAGGTCAGTCTGTTTTAAAGTATCAAGTACCACTTGATATATTTACTGCGATTAACCAAATCTACGAACAAAATTTTCATAACCTTGCACCAGCTAATGGGCAATTAGTAGGTAAAATAGAAAAAGAACATTCTTTATTTTATGGTGGTGCAGATGAATCTAAAATGAAAAATCACTGTATGCTACCTGATAATGTTATTAATTATTTTATGGGTGTTTTTAAACATTATTTAGAATGGAATCAAATAAGAGAATATAAATCTCATTTAAATTCTATATGGGTTAATGAAATGAAACAACACGAATATAATCCAGCACACATTCATAGAGGAACTTTGTTTACTGGGTTATCTAGTGTAATGATTTTAAAATTACCTTCTACATTTGGTAAAGAATATTCAGCAGAACACATACAACAAAATGGTAGACTACAAATACTAGGATCAAGTAGTGGTCAATTTGCTAAAATAGATTATCAACCACCAATGGACCTTAGAGATTTTTATGTATTTCCATATGATATGAGACACTGTGTATATCCTTTTAATGGAACTGATGAGACTAGAAGAACTCTTGCTGCAAACTGTGATGTAGACTTTGATCCTATTAGAAATAGAGGGGCTACATAATGGACAAAGAATTTTACATAGATAATCATATTGGTGTATTTAAAAATTTTATGCCTAATAAATTAATAGATAATTATTTAAATTATTTTAAAAAATGTGAACAACAAGGTGCAGTGTATCCAAGAAAAGTAGATGAAATGTTAGTATCTGATAATTCAATAGATACTATAAAAGACACAAATGTTTCGTTAACTTATACTAACAAACCTTTTATAGAAGGGTTTTTTAAAGAAATATATCCTTTGTATGTTGAAAAATATTCACATTTAAAAATATTAGCGACACATAATATTTTAGAAGTTAAGATACAAAAAACTAAAGTAGGCGAAGGTTATCATATGTGGCATTGTGAAAACGCTGAGATGAAAGCTAGAAATAGAATTTTAGCTTTTATGGTTTATCTTAATGATGTAACAGAGGGTGGAGAGACAGAATTTTTATATCAAAAGTGTAGGTTTAAACCACAGAAAAATACACTATTAGTTTGGCCATCTCAATTTACACATGTTCATAGAGGCAACCCGCCCCTATCAAATGATAAATATATAATAACAGGATGGGTAGAATACGGATATTAATATGATTACAGAACCACGTTGGAAATCTTTTATAGTTGAAACAACAGTACCAGTCTTTACACCAAAACAATGTCAAATGATAATTGATGCAGGACGTGCAGAACCTAAACAAAATGCATCTGTTGGAAATAAAGATGACCTTAAAGGTGGGGTAATAGATACTAAAACTAGAACTTCACATATTAGCTGGATACCTTTTAAAAAAATGGCTAACATGTATAAAGATATTGAACGTATTATGAAAACCACTAATGGTAATCATTTTGGTTTTGATGGAATGACGATTACAGAAATGGCACAGTACACAGAATACCCCGAAGGTGGTTCTTATGATTGGCATGTAGATAACAATGTAAATATGCAAAACGAACCACCGGTTAGGAAAATATCTATGACTTGTTTACTTTCTCCTGAATCAGAGTTTGAAGGTGGTGATTTAGAATTAATGGCTGAAGGTAAAGTTGCAAAAATAAAACAAGGACATGCAGTATTCTTTGCATCATTTATAAGACACAGAGTAAAACCTGTAATACGTGGTAACAGAAAATCTTTAGTTATGTGGTTTGGAGGGACACCATTTAAATAATGCATAGAGAATTACATTTTCCAACACCTGTTTATATTGCAGATATAGAACACCCAACCCTTA